TGCTTAATAAAAGCGTCTTTGACATGCGTGTCGCACTTGGAATTAAAAAACACATAAGCGACATCCAATTTTCAAAGGAGTCATCTATTGCTTCTGTGTAATCTAGGTTTACCCCATAAGGTGGATCTGTAAGCACCAAGTCGACGGGTGACAATGTCGGTAAGATGGCGCGACAATCCCCATGATAGATTGTAACTGCGTTATCTTGGTAATAGGGCTTCATTGGTTCAAATCGAGGGATAAGGGGTAATGCGGGGACAACGTATTACTTCCCCAAATTCTGTTGCTCTTTCCATTTGTCATAAGCTGCTAGGGCAACATCTTGAGCTTTTGTAAGACACCCAGTCTCCCAAGCATCGTTCAATGCCTTATATAGCCCCTCTGCAATCTCTAAGGGGACGTCCAAGGAATTGTTTTGGGAGTTATCCGTCTTCTCCGTGGGTGTGGCGTTTCCCTCGGCATATATGGCCTGAACGTCTTCTACTGTGGGGAGTTTCACGTCATCCGTGGAATTAGCTTTTCCCTCGGCTTGCAGCACTTCGATCAATTCAGGGGATGGAACCATGACTTCGGCTGGAATCTCCGTTCCGATATTATGGAGCTTTCGACGGTAAAGCTTGTCTTGGCAAATATCCAACGCCTCATCGAGAGAATATCTTCCAGCCTCCTTGATGTGGGGTGTGTAACCTTTAGAGTCAGGACTCCACCATAATTCATGTTCATTAGACCAGATCAGCCATTTAATACCTCTTAGTTCCTCCACCTCTGACGGTTTGGAGCGATCCTCTTTCGCCGAGGCTACAGCGGACAGGGGAGCGACTTCCTTCTGTGGGGATGGGCTGACAGGCACCAGCTTATATGTTTTAAGCGTTCCTTCCTTACGAGCTTTCTCCATGAATATATCTGTCACGGTGAACGGAGGGGGTTCAGTGGGATCTTCGCTCAATGCTTCCTCTAACTCCTTTATCTTCTCCTCTGCTTTTTTTAGGGAGGATTGAAGGGAGGAGACTTGAGCCTCCAACTTCCTTACGATCTCTGCATTTTCATCTGCTTGGGCTCCTGTGAGCTTATTGGCACGGTCTAGACAACCTCTGGCCTCGTCTCGCTCTTTTTGTAGAGAGGAGACTTGAGCCTTGAGAGACTTATTCTCACTTTGAAGGGCTCTTATATCCCAAAGCGCACGAGATTTAACGGCGTCTACTGCGGTGGAGCCGTGATGCTCTCCCTCTGATTTGTTGGTGCTCATAAATAATTCATTTAGGTGTTAGACTAGCTTTCTAATTTCTTTGAAGAAGATCTCCGCGACTTGCGGGACGATACTATTTCCGAGGCATCTAAGGCGGTGTGATCTATTGGGTAGCCCATTAACCACTCGACAAATTGAGGGTTCAACTGCCCACCAATTACTTGCTCCAAGGTGGGGCTTGACTCGCGTCTGGTGTCGGCCACATCTGGCGCGATAGAACGCTTTCCAGATTGTTGAACTTGTCCTTGCATCGATGCGGTGACAGGCTTCCCGTTAAAGCCTTCCGCATTGTAGGCAACAATCCAGACTCGGTCTCTTTGGTGATTCGCACCAACGGCTGAGGCTGGTACGCAATTCCAGAGAGCATCATACCCGAGCGAGGCCAAGTCTCCGAGAATGGCTCCAAAGACCCTTCCGTTAGAAATTGAAAGCAACCCTGAAACGTTTTCCAACAGGCAGAAACGGGGTCGAACTTTGCCAATGATTTCGGCAAGGAGCGGCCATAGGTGGCGCTCGTCTCGATCTCCACGTTTCGACCCGGCAACGCTAAAAGGCTGGCACGGAAACCCACCTGTAAGGAGAGCAATAGTTCCTCGGAGTTCTTCGCATGGGATGTTTCGGATGTCTCCGTAATTAGGGACGTCTGGCCAGTGTTTTTTGAGGACGGCGGAGGCGTAGGGGTCGATCTCTGAGAATCCGATTGTGCGGAATCCGCAACGCTCGGCTGCGAGGCTAAAGCCGCCGATGCCGCTAAAGAGATCGAGGTGTGTTGGCTTTGTTTCATTCACTGGTTAAACGATGGATCGTGTTTCTTGCGGGGAAGATGTTACAACCTCCCCCTCTTAATTCTTTTTCAAAGTCATTAGCGTTGTGCAGATGATAAAAACGCACCCTAAAATTGTTAGTGCTGTATTCTCATCCATAAATTTTTCTCTGTTTATCAGACTTAGATTTGCGGGGTTTCATGGTCATATTAGTTTCGGTTCATGGCGCGCGCGATGAGGATGATAAGCAGGGCGATGCCTGTGACGAATCCAAGAGCGAACGCGATGGCTAATCCGATGATGTTCATAACTTAGAACTTCTTTCCTCCATGCATCTTGGCGCGGGTTTTGTTGAAGTTGGCTTTGTGTTCGATCGCTTCGGCGACTCGCCATCCTCTAGCTTGTGCCATATCCATGATTCGGATAACGACATCAGCAAGTTCGGCTTCGGCTCCTGTGAATTGAGGAACCTTGTCGTCGGGAGGATTTCCGTGGCGCAATGCTTCAAGAGCCTCCGAAAGCTCGGAGTGAATCAGGGCGATCAGCTCTCCATCGTTGCGCTTGTTATTCCACCATCCCTTTGACTTCGCGGTTGCGTGGACGCTTTCAGCCATTGAATTGAATGCCTGGACAAAGCAGTTCTCGAACAGATCTCCGTCCGTCCAAAAGAGCGTGACCTGTCCGTGCTCGTTTTTCAGAATAAGTCTCTTCGGACATACCGAAGTATTGTCTTTATTTCTTTTCATCGGTTTGTGGTTCTACAATTTTTAGCTCAGGTTGAGATTCAACCACGGTGAAGGTGACGGTCCTGGCTTCTTCGTTGGCATCGGCTTTGAATTTCCGCGTGAGCGGGATCTTCTCGAGTTCGGCGACGGAAATGGTTTTCGATCCGCCTGCTTCCAAAAGAAGATGGATGAGAACTTGTCGCAGCTTGTCGCGTTGAACCATGGTGTTGAATAGGACGGTTCGGGTGTCGCGTAGGCTTTTGGATAGGTCTTCTTCGACGATGCTGGTTTTGGGCAAGCCTTCGAGCACGATCATTTTCTTTCCGAGCGAACTGACTCGAAATTTGCCTCCTTTGATGTCAACGGCTTCTCCGACGTGAAGGACACAATGGCCGTCGGCTTTTAGTTCCTGGGCAACTTTGGGGTCTTCAACTTTTTCGATTTCTCCTGTAGCAGCATTTTGCATATTTCCTTTGGGGTTAGATTTCTTTGATGCGAACTTCGATGCGCGGAGCGCCTGAGCGCTCGGCGTAAAACTTGCGGATGCGAGCATCGAAGATTTGACTGTCGTTCAGCCAAAAGCCTGTGGTGCTTAAAGCGTCCTGGGTGCCTTTGGCGAGGTTGTCGTAGTCAGGTTTCTTGGGACAAGGGATGAGGCCGTCGGCAAACTTACGTGCTTGTAAGTATTTCGGTCTTGGAACGACAAAGATCATTTCAAGCTCGACGGGTCCTGAGAGCGGGGTGTGCGGTTTGTGGGCGGCAGCATGCAGGGACACGGTGGCCTGATAGTTCTTCTTTTCCTTATCGGTAAAGAACATGAGCTTGCCGTTGCGAACAAAGCCGCGGTTTCCGAACTGCGTGGACTTGGGGCAAACTTGAAGGGTGAACTGGATCTCGCTCATAGGCTCCCCTCGTTGTGAAGCTGGTCCAGAAAGCTTTGAGCGGCTATGTCGTGATCCAGGCAGTCGATGCAGAGGAAGCCTTGGATTTCATGGTCCCATGCTTTTTTCTTTTTCCACTCTTGGCAGATACAGCATTTGCAATATCCAGGGATGTGAATGGAAAGGATCGGGGTTTTCTGCTTGGGTTGTCGTCGATTCATAAAAGAGATTTCTGGTGGTCAAACAGTCCGTCTTCACGCAACAGGTCTTTCAGTTCTGGGAAGTCGTCGACCGTGACATAGCGCGATTCTTCGATCTGGTTGGTGATCTGATTGAGAACGATCTGGATCGGGATCTGTCGCGTGCCTGCGAAAAACTCGCGCGCGCGCTCCATGTTGATTCCGAAAAGCGCTTTCCTGCTTTTGCCGTCTTCGTCTTTGGGTTTGTAGACAATGCCTCCGAAACGGACGAGATCGCCAAAGCGAGCGTATTCATTTTTTCCAAGGAGGTGTTTGATTTCCCTAGTCTCGAAGGTGTTGCGCCTGCTTTGAGCGCACCACCGATAAACGCGATAGAGCGCATCGATGAGTCCTCGGTACAACGTGACGAAGCGATCTTCGATATTGGAGTTGCAAGTTGGGCATCGTCGCATGTGGTTGCGAAGATCGGAGTCTGAGCGCAAGCGGCAAGCGAGCGATGAAAGTTCGTAAACTTGGGGTCGATCGGTAAGGTTGAGATCCATATTAGAAATTGATGATTTCACTCCACTCGATGAAGCGTCTTACAAGGGCTTTGCCGTCTTCATCTCCAAAGCGCTCAATGAGCTTGGTTCGGTTATATTGAGAGGTCACAATGGTGGGTTTGCGGTTGTTGATTCGGGAGTCGATGACGTCGTAAAGCTGTTCTTTGTAGCGCGGGGTGATGGCGGCTTTGCCAAGGTCATCGATGAAGAGGATGTCGACGCGGCATAAGCGATCGATCCAGGCATCGGCGGATCCGTTTCCGAGTCGCTTAGAATATTCGCGTGAAAATTCAGGGTCGCGAACGGCTTGGATCATCTTGCAGTCGACGTGAGACAACTTCTGCAAAAGCATCCAGGCGGCGGTGGTTTTTCCTTTCCCTGTGTCTCCGATAAGTAAGAGGCCCTTGGTGGAGTTGGGATCGAAGCTTAAAACCTTGCGCATCGCGTCGCGGTTGACTCCAGGAAAGTTTCCGTGGGTGTTTCGGTAAAGTTCTGGGCAAAGCTCGAAATAACGTCTCTTGGTTCGTTCTAGCGCGAACTGATAGGCTTCGTTCTGTTGGTTGTTTTGCAATGCGTCGATCTCTTCGATCGAGGGGCGGTCTTCGTTCATGTTAAAATCCTCCTTGGGTGGGTGATTGGAATCGCGGGTCATCGGGTTTTGATTTCTTCTTCGATCTCCATCGATCGAGTTCTCCTGACCAATTGTTGAGTAGGGTGATGATGTCTCTTCGGACGTACTTGTCGCCTGATGCGTAGTAGTCTTCGATCTCCTTCATCTCTGAGTCGGCATCGGGGCGGTTCATGACTTCGGAGAGTTTCGACAGCTCTTTGGGGCTCCAAGCGGTGCTCGGCTTCCTTCCGAAAAGCTGATTGATCCGAACGATCCACGAGACAAACTTCTCAGATTTCCCATCAAACCAATTTTTGGGGTTTGGGGTATTATCTGAAATATGATCTCTGATATATGATATATCCCCCGTTACAGGATTGTTACAGGCACGTTCTTTCGGAGGTTTTTTGACGCTTTGAACGCGGTGTTTTTGGACTCTTTCAAGGTTCGAAAGCCTCCTTTGGTACTCGCGTAACATGCGTCGGTTGGTGACTGTTACAATTCCGTTACACTCTGTTACATCGGCGGCGTTGGTGGACTTTAATTCGGCCAGAGTGCTAACGACTTCATCGCATGTGCAATTTCCTGCTCGCGCTAATTGCGCGACGCTACCAGATAATTGCCCGCATCGATCGAGCTCGTGCATATCTAAAAGCCAGTCAAACCAGATTCCGCGTGTGGAAGGTGAGCACATTCTCAGTGCTGGATCCTTTTTCCAGTCTCCAATGTAGAGTTGCAGGAAAGGTAACTTCGACATTTTGGTTGGTGATTCGCACTATTCTTTGGTGAGAACGAGCGACGGTTCAGAGTGTTTCATTTCTAAACATCCGACGGATGCCAGGATGGCTTCCAGTTCGGCTTTTGCTTCTTTCGCTGTCTTGCCCGTTGCGCTTTTGTAAGCGGCATCGAGATCAGAGATTTTGACAGTACAGCATGAAGCAAAAGCTTGCGGTGTGAGGACGTGCGCGAGTGATTGATAAGCTTGGCTAGTGTCATTGACGATCCTCCTTTTGGTTCCAGGTTTTAGGGTGAGTCCTGGAATCTTTCGGTTCTCAGCCTCAGCATTTTGAACCATGAGAAAAATCTTGGATTTGATCGCGTCGATGTGTTTCTCAACAAGCTTGGCGCGTCGGTAAAGATCTGCGGCGTTCTGGGAGGTGATGGCGTTTTGATCAACAATCGTGATCTCTTCGAGTTGCTGATTCAGAGCGGGACAAGTGGACTTGGCGCGGCAGTATCGGCATTGTTCCATGCCAGGATTGAGCGGTGCGTCGGGTTTGTCGCAGGTTTTGAGGATCTCTCGGATCTCCGCGCGAGCTTTCTCGATATCGTCGGTGCCGTAAACCGTGGCGGTGATGCGATCGTCTTCTTCGGCACGGGGTTGCAGAATGAAGCAATACACGTATCGGCAAAGGTAGGTGTCGGCGACCATGACGGCGTAAGCGCGAAGCTGCATGTTAGCTTCCGCGGGATCGACGGGAAGTCGTCCAAACTTATAATCAACCACCATGGCTTTGGTGTTGCCGTATCGGATAAAGTCGGCGTGCCCAAACTCTTTGTCGTCGAATGACAAAGTGACTTCTTTTTCGGTTTGAAACTCGTTGTTGGGGAAGATCTCGTCGGTTATTCGATCGATATGGCCTTGGCAGAAATCGAGACACCACTTCTCTTCATCTAAGAATGGAGAATAAGAGGCTGTTCCAGCCATATAGGCGTGCATGAGTGTCCCTTCGGCTGATTCGCCGCTTTCTTTCTCAGGGTCGCATTGCGCTTCCAGTCGTGCGGAGCCTGGGCAAAGCTTGCGACGGTGTAGATTGGACGCGCTCGTGAGTGGACGGATCATTTAGCGGCTCCTTCTGTCTCAAGGCTGAAGACACTGTCAGGACAAACCCACTGGATGTCGTCAACGACCTTCTCTTCTTCCACAACAACTTTGGGAACTTTGATGGTTTTCTTGCCCACAACGACTTGCGTGCACGACTCCTTTCGTGAGCAGTTGAAATGAATCTCAGCGCTTCCGATGCGTTTGATTAAAAAGAACCAGTTGTCGCAGACTCTTTTCTCGAACGTGCCAAGGATGCGGGCGATCCTTGGAAGATCCTTTTTGGATACAAAAACATGGAATGACTGGTAACTTCCAGGGTGTTCGAGCTCAGGATGATCGTCGAAAAAGTCAGCGACGGTGCGAAGGGTGTCGGAGAATGGGTTCATGATTCCACCAACCTTTCAAATCGTTCGATTTCTTTGGTGGTAGCCACGAACATGGCTCGGCCGTCTTCAATCACGACCAGGCCATGCTCCATGCGGATTGATTCAGGACCACCAATCTCGCAACCGTGCTCGGCGATGCGCTCCATGATTTCTTCTCGCTTGAGCTCGGTACCGATCAAGATGCCTCCCTGCGGGTTTACAAAGGTATGGACAAACTCGGTCTTCGGAATGACGGATTCAGCGTCTTCAAGGGATAGTCGGACACGGCTCATTGCTTGCCTCCTTCCTCGATGAAGTCGCGTTGGCGTGGATCGCGAATATACGACTCGCGCTCGTCTTTGTGCTTTTCAGCGTAACTGATGCGCGTGGTAATTTTCGGCTGTGCTCCTGAACGGTCGATCTCAACGGAGAAGCTAAGGCCGATTTTAGCCGTCTCGGAAGTGCTCAGGATTCGCGAGATATGTGGCCAGTTTTGAAAGCAAAGGTCTTTGACGGCGTCGGTAACTTCGGTAATCGCGTGGGTCGCGAATAGGTCATCTAGGTTCATAGGTTCTTCAACAAGAGTGGGTTTCATTGGGTTTTGGCTTTTCGGCTCCCTGGTTGTTTTGGGAACGGTTTGCGGTTGAGGATTTTTTGTTGGCGCTGGTGGGCGCGACGGATTTGTTTCTGGTTCTTATTGGCCATGGCTACTTCGTTGCTTGGATCTTCTTGGCGAATGCCGCGGGATTCTTCCTGATGGCTTCAAAGACGTTGTCGGGAACTTCTTCGAAGGAAGGATATCCGAGCTCGCCAAGATGGTTGAGGACTTCCCCGAGTCCGAGCTTCTGATCCTGGCAAATGCGATTAAACTCGCGGGTCTTCATTCCGTCGGAAGAGGGAAGCGGAGATTCCTCGGTGGCTTCATTAGGAAGGTCAATCGCTTCGTCGGGCTTAGAGAAGAGCGGTTTTTTGATATCGACGATCTTCTCGGCGTGGACGTCTAAAACATCGCCGTCGCGTTCGAGGGTTTCTTGTAGCTCGGCCGAAAGCGGCACCCATTTGGAAGCACGGCGAAAGACAGTCTTCTTGGCCATCTCATGATAGTCGGTTACCCAGGGTCCATCCTTGCCAGCCCGCGATCGCTTGCGGATGGAATCGATTTCTTCGCGTGTCATCACCTCGCATTTTTTCGATCCATCCTTGAAGGTGATGATGACATATGCCGCGTACATTTCTCCGCGAGGCTGTCTGAAGTCGATCTTGTGCGTCTCAACAATTCCAAGGTTGTAGGAGAACACATCGTTTTCGCAAACGACGTCAGAGTGGATCGATGAAACCTGGCCTGTTCTCATCATGAGTTCGACCAAACCCTTGTAATCGATGATGAGCGTGCATTTGTCGCCGTATGGAATCAGATGCGCTCGTCGGTTATCAGGTTCTAATCCAAGAGCGGCGCAATCCATGATGCAGGCAAGCAGACTTGCTTGCGTGCAACTGGCCAGCTTGGGGTTCTTATTGATCGTGGTGAGCGCGACTCGCATCATACGGTCGGCATTGAGATGTCCTGGAAGCGCTAGGGCGATCTGCTGCTTTTGTTTTTGAAGCAAATCGCGGATGGTTCCATTGCTTTGTTTAGCAAGGTTGACTTCTTGCGGTTTATCGATTACTTGATTCATGGTTTGTTTTTGTTAGCAAAGGCTCGACGTTGGCGCGTTGAGCCTTTTTTATTGGAGGACGAGAAGCATGAGGTAGGTGATCACGGCGATCCCTAAAGCTCCTGCGATCGATTTAACGATTTCGGTTTTGGTAAGGTTCATATTTTCGTGCTTTGATTTCGGTGGTCTCACATACATCGCATTTGACGTATGCCTTTGTGCCGATGAGGTAGGCGTGAAATTTAATATCGTTGCCAGAAGCGTCCTTGGATCCGTGTGGTGTTCCACAGACAAAGCATTTGCGATCGTGGGTCATTTGCCGTACGCGTTTCCGCCAAAGGTGTGATGGTTGTGATATTCATCCGCCCATTCTCGGCGGATGCGGTACTGGCCACGCGGACCATTTCGCGTGAAACGACATTTTCCTTTAAGGATGATGTAGCGTATCACGGTGTCGCGATGCTGGCCGACTTCGGCCGCAAACTCTTTCAGAGTCAGAATGGATTTATCGAATCGCATGGGTGTATATACACCTATTGGCAAAAAGTTTTCTTCGAAGGGATTCGAAGAATTTCTCTCTTGATGAAATTAGAAAGACTTCGACCGTCTTTCTGCGCCATTTTAACAAGGCGATCTTTCTCTTCCTTATTTATCCAGATTCCTACCAGTTTTGTTTTTCGCGTCTTGGTTTTTTTTAAGATATTCATGAATACGATCCTTCAACACTTGTGACATTGTTTTGCCTTCGCGCTTTGCGAGAAGGCGTAGAGTTTCCAGCTCCTCTGGTGAGAACCAGGTGCCCAAGAACTTTTTGCCTTTTTTGCGTTGGTTTGGCATATGTTGAAGGTGTATTTACACCGTGACGAGAAACGTGTCAACATATTATTTCTGAGTTCATTTGGGAATAGGGGCTGCCCTAGAAATTGATGCGGGGTTTCCATTACTCCATGTTCATCGGCGGAGCAAGTGAAAAGATTAAAAATATAATCAATGATCAACAAAAATAAACAAGCAGGCTTGCAATCAGCTCGCTATAGCAGATAGGATGAAAAAGCACGGCTGGATTGGGTTTAGAATCTCTGAGGATCAAAAAGAAGCATTAGAAAAAATAGCGAAAGAATCAGAGATGAGTGTGGCCAGCATTGTTCGAAAGGCTGTGGACGGCGTGATACGCTACGTGCAAAAAAACGGAATCAAGGCCATTATGCCTGTGGATTTTGATAAAGCGATGAAGCAAAAGAAAAGGAAAAAGAAATGAACAAGTTAATTATCGCGTGCAGGGTGCTGGCTGTTTGGGCGAACCTATCTCTTCTAGCTATAGCATACCAAGCCTTTAATAAAAATAACTGGAACTCATATTCTATAGACTCGTTCGAGTGCTTTGTCCTTTTTGCTGCGGCAACCATCAATGGAATAGCGATTTTTGCCAGAGTAGGAGATGGGGAGTGGATCGCTCTTTATTTTAGAAGGAAGGCTCTCGAGGAGCAGATTAAGGTCGATGCTCTTTCAAAGAAAACATGTTCTTCACAATAAAAGCCACAAGGATAATGAGAATGAATAAGGCAATCTGCCCACATTGTGGCGAAACACTTGAGATATCGAGCGAAGACTGCGGAAAAGTGATTCAGTGTGCGAAATGCGGCAAAGCATTTTCACACCGTGTCGAATTATTGAGCTTTGATCAAAGAATAAAACTTTCCATGAAAGCTGGACTATTGTTTCTTCTGGTCGGCGTATCATTCGTATTAATCGCCATTTGGGTCAACCATCTAAATTTGTCTGAATTTGGAAGAGCGCTAGCAGGGGTGTTCTTTCCTGCTGGTATGGCAGCTTTGGTTATTACGGGTGCTATAAATATCGGAAGGATCATGATATTTGGTCGCAAGAAATGACATGAGCTCACTACTGACAATTAAAGGCACGACGATTTATTTGTTCACAAATTCTGACCAGACACTAGGGGTTGTATGGTTTTTGATATAGCGAGCTATTTTAGTATAATTTGGTATATTTTGGAGTTGCGTGGAGTTAAAGATTGAATAAGGTGTTTGTTATGAATCGTCTTACACGGCGTCCAAATCCCTTGGTACGACATGGTTTTACAGCCAGAATCCGTCAAGAAGAGGGTGGCTGGATTGGAATAGTAGAGGAAGTTCCTGGTGTTATTTCTGAAGGAAACACGAGAGAAGAACTAATGGAAAACTTGGTCTCTGCTCTAGAAGACGTCCTTGAGGTTAATCGGATGGAAGCCTCTCGCGTTTTTGGTGTAAGGAAAACTGAAGAAGTAGCTCTTCCTTGAAGCGGCGCGAGCTCCTTCGCATCCTTCAAAGTTGTGGGTGCATTCTCGCAAGAGAGGGTGCAAAGCATTCCATCTGGAAGAATCCGTTAACGGGGCGTGTCTGCTCGGTTCCAAGAGCTGTTGAAGTTAAGCGTTTTACTGCGAGAACAATTTTAAGACACTTGGACTGCCCGCTTCCTCCTAATCTTTAAGCAGATCCCAAAACTTCTTCGCTTCTGCCTTTGGTATTGATTGTCGATAGTGCTTCCGCAAAACCTTCACGTCATGGCCTGCCAAGTGTGCGGTCAAAGCCTCGTTCTCGAAATAGGCAAGATGGTAGCTGCAATACGTATGTCGCATGACGTCATGAGGCCACGGTGAACGCTTCACTTTGTCCTCTCGCCCTATAAGGTATCGCGGATCAATCCAAACCTTGTATCCAAGGTTGTAGCGCAAAAGATCCCATCGCCTCGCGAAGTTGTCCTGAATTAGAGCGCCCTTCCATTTGCCTTTCGTTAAAAGCTTGGCAACTCCTTCTTCCATGCGAACATAACGGAAGCGGCCTGTCTTGCCTGAGTGAACGCGAATGTCATTGGTTTTGGTTCGGATATCTTCCCTTGTAGTTTTGAAAGCTTCAGTTGGTCGAAGGCCTGCAAACATGCATAGAACGACGTAGCGTAAAATATCAGGATCTGATTTTTTCGCGGCATGGAAGAGCGCCTGAGCTTCCTTAATCGAGAAGATGGAAACTTCTTTTTCACCCTTTAGCTTCAATTTGATCCGAGCGCATGGGTTCTTGTCGATCCACTCTTGAGGGAAAATCGCCCATTCGAAAAGCTCGTTGGCTGTCTTACGGTAATCGATTTTACCATAAGTGGAGAGCTCGAGTCCGTGGAGCCAGGCGTGAATCTCCTTGAAGCCGATCTCGTGAATCAACCTGGTTCCGTATCGAGCGCATAGCGAATTTAGTCGCGTCGTGTGGTTGGTGATGGTGCTCGAAGAGACATTTTCCATTTTCTTGTATTCAAGCCAATCGTCCGCGGCCTTTCTGAGTGTGACGTTGCCCTTAGCTTTCTGCTTCAAATAATCGGCGTAGAACTCGCAGGCCTTGAGAAGGCTTCCTCCAAGAGGCTGAAGCACTTCCATTCCTCGTTTCGCGTCGAGGATGAGCTCAGGCGGAACGTTGTCGACCTTTACTCCTGGATTGAAAATCTTGTTAAAGACTTCTTCCGCTCGTCCTTGCGCTTCAGCTTTAGTTTTGAAATACTCCCGTTGCCCGCCATGATAACGCAGATCCGCAACCCAACTGCTGCTTCCATGCATAGAAGTCTCGAAAACGTTGGGAATTTTGCGCTTCATGGTCTGCTTTAGTCTGAAATTTAGTCTGAAAGTTCCGCTCTCATAGGTAGGAATATAAATTGGCAAGGTGGAGCTCTACCGGACTGAGCTACGCTCGCTTTTCTAGATTTCCACCCTCTGAGCCTGCAATTCTCAGAGGAGAAACGACCGCGAAACTATTTGTTCCACGTTCAACAATATTACAACGGGACAATGAGAGATCAAGCAAGTTAAGGTGCGTTTTAGTCTGATTTAGTCTGAAAAGCTTGCCTTCGTCTGCGATTTGACCGAATCGCGTACTATGCCCGAAGGGCACGAGTATGACATGCTGGAAGATCCAGTCGTAAAGCTCGCCGTTCACGTGATAAAGCAGGCGGTGGATGATTATCGACTCGGGAAGAGTTGTCGCATTAAGGATCGAAAGAAATATAACGCGGTCCAAAGCAAAGCGCTCGATGCAAAAAAGTTTCTCTACGAGTCCAATGGCGTCGCAGTCTGGTTGCGGTTTGCGCGGATCGATTCTCTGCTGGATCTTCGATACTTGCGGCAAATGACGGAATCCTCTGGTCATCGGGCTTTTAATTGGCATGGGCGCTTTAGGTCGCTTTCAAACCGAGTAGAATCCATTCATGAGTAAGAAACGCAAACCGAACTGGACCGAGATTCAAACGGCTTACCAAAGTGGTGAGGGTTCTATCCGAGAATTAGCGATCAGGTTCGGGGTTTCTCAAAGCACACTGGAAAAACGGTCGATCCGTGAAAAATGGAAGGTTCAAAAGCAAGAAATTAGCAAGAAAGTTGAGGAAAAAGTCGTCGATGCGTTGGCGCTTGGTGCGATCGCTTGGGTGAATATGACGGTTCAAAGAGCGGTACGCGCTCGTGATATGATCGACGCGAGCATCGATCAGTTTGCGACGGATGAAAAGAATCGTCCTGTGGTGGATATGTTGAATATCCGAACGATGCTTCACGCGGAAAGCATGGCCGATGATATTGCGCGACGTGCGTTCGGCCTCCCTGATTCTCCCCAGAAGGTGGAGCATAGCGGCGAGGTGTCTTATAAGCTCGTGGATCTTTTGGATGATGATCTGAAAGCAAAGGCTTCGGAGTCATGAAGGATCTTTTGCAGGAACAGATTCGGCGCTGGCGGAAGGATCCTGTGAGCTTTGCTCATCGCATTTTTAGGTTTCAACCAACCGAACAACAAGCCTCCGCCATGATGGCTTTTGCTCAACCAGGGGCACACGTGGCGGTTCGATCAGGTCATGGTGTCGGCAAGTCCACGATGATGGCGCTCTTAGCGATTTGGCTTTTGGTTCTCTTTCGCAATGTGAAAGCCGCGGCAACGGCTAATAGTGCGCCGCAACTCAAAGACGTGTTCATGGCGGAAATCGGTCGGCTCGTTTCGATTGCCCATCCGTGGGTACGCGACCAACTGGATCCGACGTCGATGCGATTAGCGGTGAAGGGTGCGGAAGCGACAAACTTTTTATCGGCACGAACGGCTCGACCCGAAAAGCCTGATGCTTTGCAAGGGTTCCACGCTGAAAACATGGGGTTCTTTATAGACGAAGCGTTTGGTGTTTCGGATAAGATTTTTGAAGTGGCGGCTGGATCGCTTTCAACTCCTGGTTCTCGCGTGATCTTGTGCGGCAATCCGACGGCGACCTCAGGCTATGCGTTTGAAGCTTTCCACCGAAACAAACACTTGTGGAAGACATTCACGTTTTCATGTCTCCAAAGTCCATTGGTTTCGAAGGAATATATCGATCATATGCGCTCTCAGTACGGTGAAGACTCGGATATCTTCAAGGTGCGCGTGTTGGGGGAGTTTCCTAGTACGTCGGTGAATCAATTGATCCCACGAGCTCTTGCGGAAGCATCGGCCGCGAAGAAGCTTAATGCCCATGATTTTTATTATGCGCCTGTGGTTCTCGGCGTGGACGTGGCGTGGGAAGGAGACGATCGATCGAGTATTTGTCTCAGGCAAGGTCTTCATTCCAAGATCCTGGGCGTGTATCGGAACATCGACAATATGCGACTCGGCGGCTTGGTGAATCAATTCTGGACACAACATAAAGCCGATGCGGTGTTTGTCGACGTTGGATGGGGAACGGGTGTGATTGATTATCTGCGGAACATTGGCCGCAATCCGATCCCTGTGAATTTCGGCGGCGCTCCGATCTCGCCCGAGTATGCAAATAAGCGAACGGAAATGTGGTGTGAAATGAAGAAGTGGCTGGAAAGCGGTGGGAGCGTGGAAGACAACGCGGATCTCATCGAGGATTTGGTGAGTCCTGAGATTTATTTTCTCAACAACGGAAAGAAGATTCTGGAGAAAAAGGTGGATATGAAGAAGCGCGGTCTGTCATCGCCTGATATCGGGGATAGTCTAGCGCTGACGTTTGCATCGCCTGTTCAGAAGATGTCTGAACTGCATCAGTACTCGAACACGGCTGGCAAGGTGCAAACGGAGTATGATGTGCTCGCCTGATTGTTGGGGAAAGACGTCAAAAGAAAACATGAGAAGATCCCGTCAAAGGATCTTTTTTTATGTGCATGTTTTCATCTCCAAAGACTCCAAGCCTTCCTGCTGCTCCGTCTGCGCCTCCTCCGATTGTCGATACGACTAAGGATAATGCGGAATCGAAAAAGGCGCGATCGGATGAAGAGCGTCGAGCGAAAGCTGCCAAGGGTAGGAACTCGACGATTCTGACGTCGCCGCTTGGGATTCAAGAGGCGGCTCCTGTCCAAAAGGCAACGGTGCTCGGATACACGTCGGCTCAGTAATGGAAAATTCTAAAACATCTCGATGGCGTAAACGTCTGAAGGATTTGCGAGACGATCAATCGTCTTGGCGAGCTCATTGGAAAGAGATCGTTGACTATTTTTTGCCGCGGTACGGCCGCTATTTGCAGGGAGATAATTCTTCTCAGCATAACGACGGCTCCAAAAAACATCAGAAGATCATCAATGGCTCGGGCAAGTGGGCGCTCGGAATTATGGCTTCAGGTTTGCAAGGCGGGCTCACGTCTCCATCGCGTCCGTGGTTTACGTTGTCATTACCCGATGAGGAACTTGCGGAATATGAGCCTGTGCGTCGGTGGCTTCACGATGTCCGTAATGCAATGCTTCTGGTTTTCTCGCGATCGAATTTTTACGGATCGATGAAGCATGTCTACGTCGAGGACGCTGGTTTCGGGACGGCGGCGATGATGATCGAGGAAGATTATCAAACCGTGATTCGGTGTCGCCCTTTTACGATCGGCGAATATTGCTTGTCTCTCGACTGTCGTTATCGTCCCGATTCACTTTATCGGCAATTTGCCATGACGGCGATGCAGATGCTTCAGAAGTTTGGGAAGGAAAATCTTCCTGTCGAAGTGCGAGTCGCTCTTGAAAACAATAAGCCTGATCAGAGGTTTGAAGTCGTCAATGTGATCGAGCGCTCGGATTACGTCAACCCAAGCAAGGCGGATTATCGCGGCATGCAATATGCCTCAGTTTATTTCCCGTACAACGGATCGGACGAAAACTTCATTCTTAAGCGGAGTGGTTACAACTCGATTCCTTTCATAGCGCCGCGGTGGGACGTGATCGGGATTGATACGTATGGCGTCTCTCCTGCGATGGATGCGCTCGCCGACGAAAAGATGCTCCAAAAGATGGAGCAAAAGAAGCTCAAGAAGCTCGATAAAAATGTGGATCCTCCCATGAACGCGCCGACGAGCATGAAGCACACGGGCGGCACGATCGTCGCGGGCGGTGTGAATTTCGTGGATGTGAACCAGGGTCAACAAGGGTTTTCTCCAACGTTTCAAACAGACTCCAATATCGGAGAGATCTCGGCGGAGATCCAGAATGTGATGAATCGCATTCGAAGCGATTTTGCGGTGGATCTTTTTCTTGCGGTAACGTCGGCCGATAAGGACATGACTGCGACGGAAGTGGCTAAGCGTTACGAAGAAAAACTGATGGTGTTGGGTCCTGTGTTTGAACGTCTTCAGTCCGAAGCGATGGATCCGATTATCGATCGGGTGTTTTCGATCATGAACAACATGGGGATGCTGCCGCCTCCTCCGCGTGAACTTCCTCCAGGAATGGAACTGAAGGTCGAATATATCTCACTTCTCGCCCAAGCGCAAAAGATGGTGGAAACGACAGCGATTCAACAATTCGTCGGCTTTACGGCTGAGATGGCAAAGGTGAATCAGGATGTTCTCGATAAGGTGGATTTCGATGAAACGGTCGATCAGATGGGTCAAATGCTCGGGGTGCCTCCCAAGATTGTTCGGTCTGACGATAAGGTTCAAGAGGTTCGCGCTCAACGCATGCAGATGCAGCGCGCGATGCAGATGGCGGAAGCGGCTCAACCGATTGCTAACTCGGTGAAGGCTCTCGGAAGTACGCCTGTGCGCGGCGGTGAGTCGACGGCGCTGGATGCGCTGACTGGTCAATGAGCTCCAAGATTCGGATTACATCGGACGAAGGGGAAGAGTCCAAGAGGAAAGAACTCGAAGAGATAAAGCGTCTGGAGCGTTTGGATGACTTGAAGAAGATTTTGTCGACGCCTGAAGGGGTGAGGTTCTTCAAGCGATTCTTCGATGAAGGTCAGATGTTTTCCACGTCGATGACGGGGAATAGTTGGACGTTCTTCAAAGAGGGTCAGCGCAATTTCGTTTTGAGCTTTTTCAAAGATATCTGTCACGCGGCGCCTGAAAAGATCCCTGAACTAATCGTTCGCGAGGGGAAAGACGTCGAAACATTTCCTGATAGAACGGATCTGTAAAGGAAACCAATTTTATGCCCGAAAACGTAGCCACACAAGATATCACCAAAGTGGAAGATACGAAGACGGACACAAAATCTAGCAATACCACTTTGCTGGATACTTCGAAATCTACCCAGAACCCTGATGCGACGAAGTCCTCGGATCAAAAACCTGCTGAAGCTCCCAAGCCTGAAGAGGCAAAGAAAGCTGAAGAAGGAAAAGATTCTAAGAAGGATGACAAAGCGGAGGGAGCGCCTGAGAAGTACGATTTCAAGACTCCAGAAGGAGTAAAGCTGGATCCAGAGTCGGTGACGGAGTTTTCGTCGATCGCCAAAGAACTGAATCTTTCCAATGAGAAGGCTCAGAAGTTTGTCGACCTTGCGACGAAGCACACGGAGAAAGTCACGACTCAGATTAAAGAAGCCCAAGAACAACAATGGGCGAAAGCTCGCGAGAATTGGGTTTCCGAAATCAAAGCCGATAAAGATGTCGGCGGTGCGAACTTCGATCAATCGAGGGAGATCGCGCTGCGTGCGGTGTCTAAGTTCGGCGTGCCTGGACTCAAGGAAGTCTTCGATTCGGGATGGGGTGATCACCCTGCTCTGTTTCGAACTTTCGTCAACATCGGAAAAGCTCTGTCAGAAGATCGTCTCATCGATGGCAATGAGCCTGTGAGTCAGAAGTCTGCTGCTGAGATTCTTTATCCGAAATCAAACTAACCACTAAAAAATAAAGGAAAGATCATATGGCTACACTCGGAACAACGGCTCTGACGCTGGCTGATTACGCCAAGCGTTTAGGACCTGACAATAAGATCTCGAAAATCATCGAGATCCTCAATGACACTAATGAAATCTTAGATGACATGATGTGGGTGGAAGGAAACCTTCCCACTGGTCATCGTACCACGATTCGCTCGGGACTCCCTAGCGTGACCTGGCGTCAACTGAACTATGGGGTTCAACCTTCGAAATCCCGCACCGTCCAAGTGGATGATGCTTGCGGTATGTTGGAAGCATATTCGGAAATCGACAAATCGCTCGCGGATTTGAACGGCAATGCGCCTGAGTTTCGTCTCTCGGAAGACAAGGCATTCATCGAAGCGATGAGTCAAGAACTTGCCTCTGCGGTCTTCTACGGAAACAGTTCTGTGGATCCCGAAAAGATCATGGGATTGGCTCCTCGATTCAATTCGACCAGTGCTGAAAACGGCGGCAACGTGATCAAGAGCGATGGCTCTGGTTCTGACAATAGCTCCATTTGGCTCGTTTCATGGGGCGACATGACTGCCCATGGAATCTATCCAAAAGGTTCTACGGCTGGCTTGAACCACAAAGATCTCGGCGAAGTCACTCTGGAAGATGCCAACGGTGGCAAATACCAAGGGTATCGCTCTCACTACAAGTGGGATTGCGGTTTGACTGTCCGTGATTGGCGCTATGTCGTGCGAATCTGCAACATCGATATCAGCAATCTGACTAAGAATGCTGCGACGGGTTCAGACATCGTCGACTTGATGGTTCGCGCAATCAACAAATTGCCTAGCACAAAACGCGGCCGTCCTGTGTTTTATGCCAACAATACGGTTCTCTCCTTCTTGGATCGCCAAGTCATGAACCGATCGAACATCTATCTGACTTACAGCGACTACGCTGGAAAACAGGTTCTCAACTTCCGAGGCATCCCTGTGAAGAAGTGCGATGCGCTCACCGAAACGGAAGCGACCGTCTCCTAAGTCGTGCGCTTAATAACAACATCACATCACAAAAGGAAAATTGTATGTATATCGATAAGCAAACATTATTGAGCGACGCGCAAGCAATCACTGCTGACGCCGCTTCGACGAACATCTATGACACTGGCTCTGCTGGTGATCCTGGTACTGGCAATCGACTGGAGTGTTTCCTGGTTGTGGACGAAGCCTTCGATGCGTTGACCTCTCTGGATATTTATCTGGAGACGGACGACAACTCTGGCTTCTCCTCGGCTAAGAAACTCTGGAGAGTGAACGTTCTTCTCGCGGGGCTCTCGCTCAACGCGAAGATCGATCTGCCTCCGATTCCTTCGGGCGCGGAACGTTACCTGCGTTACTACTACGACGTGAACGGAAGCAATCCGACCGTCGGAAAAGTCACTTCTGGTTTCGTTCTGAACGACCAAAAGAACGTAGCAACGACTGACTAATACAGATGAAGTTCATTTGTATTAACAAGTGTTTCTTCAAAAACCGTCTCTGGCTTCCAGGGGAAACCCTGGAGGCCAAAGCGGCGGAAGAAGTAAACAGGCACTTCAAACCGTATTCTGAAGAAGGGCTCGCAACGATCATCAAGACCGAAGCGCATGTTTCGTTGAAAGCCTTTGAGACGGAAGACGGAAAGCTCCAAAGAAGGGATATCGAAGAGGGCGATGAGCCGCGGGCGATGAGTCAAATGGTGAATCGATCGCCTGTCGATATCTCGCACGATAAGCCTGTTGCTTTGAGTCAATTTGGAAAATCAAAACCTGTTGCCAAGCGATAATGCCTCATGGCCAATGAGATTGAGATTTGCAATATCGCTCTTTCTCGAGTCGGAGCGAACAAGATCCAGGCGCTAACAGAAGCGACTCGCGAAGCGCGTGCGTGCAATACGCATTACGAAATTGCGCGCGACGATACTCTTTCTGAAATTGATTGGGGTTTTGCTCGTCAACAAAAGGTCTTGGCGGAATTGTCTGAAACTCGCGACGGGTGGGATTATGTGTATGCGTATCCTGCTGGCTGTCTTGTGGCGCGAGAGATCTATAACTCGGCGAAGGTGAATGATGAGGATAAGATCAAGTTTGATGTTGGTTTGAGTAGTGACGGAAATCAGAAGGTTGTTCTGACGGACGAAGAGGATGCTCAACTGATTTACACGGCTCAAGTCACGAATGCCTCGGTCTTCCCGATCAAGTTTGTGAATGCGCTTTCTTGGCGCTTAGCGGCGGAGCTTGCGGTCCCTTTGCGCGGTGAGACAAGTATCTTCAACGGGTTCTATCAGATGTTCTTAGCATCGATCGGCAAAGCGGCTCAGGTTTCTGCGAACGAGCACCATAAAGTTCCAAGTGAATCGAGTAGCTTTACGAATGCAAGAACATGAGTATTTCTGTATCACAATCCTCCTTCACAGGTGGGGAGTGGGCTCCGTCTCTACATGCGCGTACTGATTTAGCGAAGTATGCAACGGCTGCCAAAAAGATGCGGAACTTTTATCCGCATCCACACGGTGGAACGTCGAACCGTCCTGGTCTGGATTATGTCTGCGGAACAAAGACGCATTCTCAGAAATCGCGGTTGGTGCCATTTCAATTTTCGATCACTCAGGGTTATATCATCCTTTTCGGCGATCAATATTGCCGATTCATCAAAGACGGTGGGATTATCACACTGACAGGAACGGCGATCACAGGGATCACGAAAGCAAACCCTGGCGTGGTCACGTCAAATGCTCACGGTTTAACCAACGGCGATCGGGTGCTGATCACTGGCGTTTTGGGAATGGTGGAAGTTAATAACCGCGAATTTACGGTGGCGGGAGCTACGGCGAATACCTTTCAGCTTTCAGGGGTGAATACATCGAGCTACACGACCTATGCTTCGGGCGGGACGGTCGCCAAGATTTATGAGATCTCGACTCCTTATTTGGAAGCGGATCTGGCGCTCCTCAAGTTCGAGCAGTCCGCGGATGTGCTCTATATCACGCATCCTAGCTATCAGCAAAGAAAGCTGACGCGATCGGGTCATACAGCTTGGACATTGAGCGCGATCACGTTCCAAGCGAGCGTGGCGGCTCCAACTGGCTTGGGCATGTCTGGAAGCGGACGGTTCTTTGCGGTGACGGCGGTGGATTCCAATGGGAATGAGAGCGTGCCTTCTGCGACGGAAGAGGGCGCTCCTAGTAACACGCTCTCATGGGGCGCTGTAACGGGCGCTGTAGAATATAAGGTTTATGAAGTCTTGGATGGAACCTATCAGTATGTCGCAAGAACGGCCACGAACTCATGGGCGGCGCCTTCGACGGTGACGCCTGATCCTGACGTGTCGGCGCCTTCGGCTCAAACACTCTTTAATTCTTCCAACAATTACCCTGGTTGTTCGGCGTTCTTCGATCAGCGACTACTCTTTGCTCGAACGAATAATAAGCCGCAAAGCTTTTGGGGTTCGGTGGTGGGCGATTTCGAGAATATGAATACTTCGTCTCCTTTGAAAGATGACGACGCATTCAATTTCACGATCAACTCTTCGAAGGTAAATGAGATTCGGTGGATGGCGGAGCTCGGCGATGACATGATCATCGGGACAAGCGGCGGTGAATATAAGCTCTCGCCTGGAAGCCAGTCGGACACAGTGACGCCTCTCTCTGTCAAGCTTCGGCGCCAATCGAGTTGGGGAACATCGGACATTCCGCCACTGATCATTGGGCATTCGATTCTCTTTGTCGAAGGATCGAAGCAAAAGGTTCGGGATATGTTCTATGCCTTGGAGCGCGATGGGTATGACGGAAGCGATCTGACGATCTTGGCTCAACATCTCTTTGAAACCCATAAGATCAAAGAATGGGCGTATCAACGGCATCCCGACTCGATTATTTGGGCGGTGCGCGACGATGGGACACTCACGGCGTTGACTTACCAAAAAGAGCATCAAGTCACAGGTTGGCATTATCATGAGACGGATGGCGATTTTGAAAGTGTGGCCTCAATTGAGACGTCGGATGGCGCTGTGGATGTTTATTTTATCGTGAAGCGAACGGTTAACAGCGCAACGGTGCGCTATGTTGAAAAGTTCCATACTCGTAAATTTACGGACATTGAGAATGCGTTCTTTGTCGATTCTGGATTGAGCTATGATGGATCGGTTGCTGCGACGCTGACGCCTGGTTCTGGGGCAACGGTGCTCGGAACGACGGGTGTGGTCTTTACGGCAGGTTCGAGCGTGTTTGTGTCTGGGGATGTTGGACGCGAGATTCATTACCGATATGAGACGGGCGATCTCGATGAGATTGGAAATCCTGAGTATCTGACGGCGATCGCTCTGATTACGGGCTACACGTCTGGGACGGAAGTGACGGCAACGATTAAAGCGGTGTTTCCATCGACTGATCAGATTGCATCCAATGGATGGCGCCTGAGCGTGACAACACTCAGCGGCTATTCTCACCTTGCAGGAAAGACGGTATCGATTTTGGCAAACGGAAGCGTGGTAAGCGGTGTATCGGTTTCCAGCGTGGGAGTGATCACGCTCGCCAAGCCTGCGAGCAAGATCCATGTGGGGCTCGGCTATACGTGCGATTTAGGGACGCTCGGCTTTGATTATCCGACGCGAACGGGAACGGTTCAGGATAAGATGAGGCTGATTATCTCAGTGATTCTGCGATTGCAAAACACGCGATCGGCATGGATTGGTCCCGATGAAGATCACTTGGATGAAATTGCGTTTCGGGATGAAGAAAACTACGGGCAACCTACGTCGCTCTTCAATGGTGACAAAGAGGTGTTTCTCAGTCCGCCTGACGATCCGCGAGCGGGACGCGCGTTCATCCGCGTGAAAGAGCCGCTTCCGATCACGGTTCAATCGGTGATTGCTCGAATGAGGCATGGCGAAAAATAGCTATACCATTGTTGCCGCGACCTTGGAGCACGTCCATGCGCTGCGCGGCAGGTTGAGGACGTCGGATATTTTAGAGATTGAGGCAAGTTCGGGTCGTGATCCTGATGAAGCTTTAGAGCTGTCCTGGCGGGCTTCGGATCAGGTGTGGGCGGCGCTTCAAAACGACCGTGTGATTGCGCTCTTTGGGGCAGGTCGGATTTCCATGTTGTCGGATATTGGGGTGCCATGGATGCTAGGATCAGAAGAACTTACGGGTGCGGGTCTTGAGGTGGGCAAACGCTCAAGGCAATATGTCCTTGAAATGAAGAATCGATTCTCGCTCCTAGAAAATTACATCGATGCGCGACAAAAAACATCGATTCGATGGTTGAAGTGGTTGGGGTTTCAGGTCGAACCTGCACAGCCTTGGGGTGTTCTCCAGCTTCCGTTTCATCGTTTTTTTATGGATTAAATTTATGTGCTTACCTGCTATTCCTCCCGCTGTTCTTCTTGGTGCTTCGATTGCTGCAACTGTTGGTTCAACGGCAATCGCCGCGTATTCCACTTATCAACAGCAAAAATCGGCGAATCAAGCGGCTGATTACAATGCGAAGATGTTAGAGCGGAATGCAGAGATCGCGAACATGCAAGCGGAGCATGTCATCAAACAAGGTGCGGTCGAAGAAAAACAGCATCGCTTGAAGGTAGCTCAATTAAAGGGGTCGGCGCGGGCGGCTTCGTCGGGGACAGGTCTTTTGGCCGACGACGGGACATTTCTTGCAAACCAGCAAGATATTGAAGGGTTTGGGGAGCTTGATGCGCTCACGATTCGAAGCAATTTCGCGAGGGAAGCTTGGGGTGTTCGAAATAGTTCGAGCGATTTTTCTGCACAAGCGAACCTTTCCAGAATGAAAAAAGCCAATCCTGCGATCGGTGCGAGCGGTTCGTTACTCTCAGGCGTATCGACTCTCGGAAGTCAGCTTTATCAGTATAAGAAAGCGGCCTAATGCCAAAGATACCCAAATACACTCCTGGCCAGGTTGAAAATTCTCCGCTTCCTGCATCGCGTTTCAGCGCGAACGCAACGGGCGCTTCTTTTGGAGGGGCTCAAGCTGCGGCTTTGGGAGATGCGGCGCAAGGCTTAGCGAGGGTTGGAAATACTCTTCATCAGATTGGAACAGACATTCAAGAGGAAGAGAATAAAACGCTGGTTCGCGAAGCGCTTAATGCGAGTAAGACAGAAGCACGCGACTTTCTCACGAAAGATATTTTCCAACGGCAGGGATTGAACGCGATGAACGTGGAGGGCGAAGTGAAGCAGCGGATGGCATCGATCCGTGACGCGTCCATGTCGAAATTGAAGAACGGCGCTCAGAAAGAAATGTTCAAGAATCTCTGGCTTGAAATCGAAGACGATCACATGGGTCGGGTGCAGAACTTCCAGCTTTCAGAGCTCAAGCGCGCGAGAGAGATCACGAAGTCAGCCGAAAATTATAATGCGATCCAGGATGCGATCGCGTATCGCAACGATCCACAGAAGATTGAAGAGGGTGCGTTTACCATCCGACAAAATACTAGGAATACTTGGTCGCCATATGGAACGGAAGCGGTGAAAGCTAAGACGGCAGAAGCGCTTAATGATTATTATTCGAACATCCTGGAAAGCATCGAAGGAACATCGTCGAAGGAAGCTTTGATTTTCTTGGACCAGCATAAAGAACATTTTGAGCCGCGCGCGTATCGAATCTTCCAAGATCGTTTGCAGAAGCAGGTTCGCGACGAAGTTATTAACGGGGCTTCTCTCGAGATCACAAGTAAACCTGGTGCAACTATTGAAGACGCGGCGAAGTTTGCTGATGAAACGTTTAAGGATCCGCAGGAACGTCAACAATTCATGAGCCTATCGAAAGCTAGGTTCGAGGAAAAGAAGACAGCGGAAACCTTAAAGTATCAACAAGCTTATGAGGCGGAATGGGCAAAGAAGGAGCAGGACCCGACGCTTCCGCCGCCGAAATGGTTCAAGCATGAGGACAAGATCAAGTGGGCAAAGCACACGGAGGCCACTGCGAAAAAAGCAAGGGGCGAACAACAAGAATCCCATTACGGAAAGCTGATTTCTAATATCCACAATCTAGGCAACGTGTCGCTTCCCGAGCATGCCCCGTACCTTTCCCAGGACCAGTATTCTTTTTTGAAAAAGCTCCAGGATGATTTGAAGAAGGGCGGCACCAAAGAAACCGATGCATTCAAAAAGGCATTTGACGATGCTAAACAAGAGGCGAAAACGCTCAGCTTTTTTCAAATCAAGGAGAGCGATTCCGATACTGTTGCTCAGAGAAAGCACGATGCATTAAATCAATATCTTTCAGTCTATGCTGATCGATTGAGAGCCGTCCCTGATGAAAAACGAACGGATTGGAAAACGGCTCGGGATATTCGTAGAGAGCTCCTAAAGGAGATTGTTCTTGATAATACTGGTAACGACTGGATCCCGTTTAACGAGCGAACTGCTAAACAATTTGAGATCGAAAGTGGAGCGGTTGAAGGATCGGTGGACGTTGATGATGGGTCGGCTTCATATCCGACAAATGTAGGGGTGAATTTCGTGACTCCTCAGCAAGTGAAATTTGCGGACACGTCCCGAAATATCACAGAAGAAGAATATAATAAGCTTCCTTCAGGCGCTCTGTTTATGTGGAACGGTCAACTTCGAAGGAAGAAATAATCATGGCCTTCGATCCAACGGAAACAAGTGAACCAGTCGAGTCTCCTCTTTCTCTTGCTTCAGAGAAGCCTGGTTTTAATCCATTGGAGACAAGTGATCCAGTTGAGAACTCTTCTCATCCATTGCCAAGTTCGATCAAACAAAGCGTGTTTCCTGAAGACATTGTCTCGGAGTTAGCGAGTACTCCAAGCGAAGCTTTCGATCAAGCGGTTCGAGTTTCTGGCGGTAATATTAAATGGGCTCTGGAAGCTTTTCGGGGGGTGAATCCCGAGACAGCTTCTCGTGTCGCTCAGTTGGCCAATCAACATGGGGTGCCTTTCCAATTAGCCTTGGAACACCAAAAGGATTTTGAAGATGCGGATGAAGCGAAGAAGATTTTGCGATCCCTTGTTGAGAGGGATGAGTCTGGGAAGTTTAAGAATCCGCACCTGGTGCGTTGGTTAGCTGACCCTGTGAACATGGCGAAGTCGCGGGATAGTTACGACGCATTAAAGAAGCTTGAGGACGCGATTCGAGCACGGAAGAGCAAAACACAAGGCGAGCTTGGAAAAGGCGAAGAGATCAAGCGCGGTTTGGCAAGGGGAGCCTACGGAGTGATGGGGTCTGCGGCAGGACTGGATCTAGCCTTTCAAAGAACGGTCAATCCATCTTTGGCACGGATCGGAGAGTTTAACCTTTTGCAAGCACAGCGAGGGATTGAAGAGAATCCTCCAAGCGAATCGGTGAGCAAAGGAGTTTTCCAGCCTGGCAATCCGACGTGGTGGGTCGCTCGTGGCAGCGAACTGGTTCCTCAAGTTCTTGGGCAAATTGGTCTTGCAGCTTTAACTCGCGGCGGATCTTTAGCGGCTCAATCTGGGATCTTCATGACTTCGAGCGGCGCTCTTATGGCAGGTGATGCGTACAACGAGTCTTATCAAGATTTGATCAATAAAGGCGCCACGCCGCAAGAGGCCAATCAGGTTGCAATCACGGAGGCGTCGATTGTAGGAACGATTGGCGGTGCAATCGAAGCGATCCCTGGCAACGAGTTTTTGACCGAGAATCCCGTCTTAAAGAGCGTTTTGTCTAGGGCGATTCGCAACCGTTTCCTTCGTCGCGGGGCGACAGGGTTTGCCTCAGAAGGGCTCGAAGAACTAGGGCAAGAGGTGGCGACAGACTTGGCGGCTCTCGGGATTCGGGATGATTCAGAGCGATTCAAAGATGCATGGCAGAGATACATGGCATCTTTCACTTTAGGCGGCGCAGTGGGCGGAACGATCAACGTGGCGATGACACCCTTGGCTTCAGATGTTGAAACGAAAGAGGAAACGCCTGCTGCTTCCTCTATGCAGGAAAATCCTGTGGTGAGCCAAGAAGTGATCGATTCGATGAACGAGGATTTGCGTAAAACGAACGAGCTGCTTCAGAATGTGCGAAAATCTGAAGGTGATCTGTCGAGCTTAGATGAACTAAAAGCATTGGCCGATGGCGTGCCGATGACAAAACGCGATCCTGAAAGTGTCGCGGTGTTTATTGACGGAGCCTTGAAAGAGGCAGGCCATCCGACAACTTTAGAAGTGCGAGCTGAACAGCTTGCAGAAGTCTTCTTTCAAGGGGCTCAGACTCAAGGAGAAGGGCAAACAGCTTTGGCTCAATTCTTAAATGATGTCGGGTCCAGTGTAGAGAACCTGGAAGAAGCGATTCGCTTGGGTGGCGATGTTCAGATTAGTACAGGCAAATTCATAGCGAAGTATCGTGAGCATCCAGTGTTTGATGCAATTCGCAAGGATTTTGAAGAAGGCGTGGAGTACGAAAAAGATTCGGTGAAGCAACACGTCGAGGATTTTCGAGCGGAGCTTCAAAAGGTGTCACGTGAAGCTGAGGTTCCTGAGCCTATCAAACGGATTCGAGAAAAATTGATTCTTCCGAAAGAAGAGGGAGGTGCAGGGTTTAGCGCTCAAGAAACAGATCTTCAATTAAAGCTTCTTCATTCGGCTTTGTTTATGTCCGCGCGGGAGCGTGGACAAACCGTGGAGGAATTTCTTGTCGATAATCCAATTGAACTACGAACAGGCGAGGATGGGAAAGCATACATCGCACGGATCTCTCAGACTCCTGCGGCTGTTAATCGATCCGAGGTGACGAAGAGGAATTTGGAAGAGGACGAAACATTCTTTCAGCCTGCTTATCATGGCACGCCGCATGAAATTGAAGATCAGTTCAAACTGGAAAATATTGGGACTGGCGAAGGCAACCAAGTATATGGATGGGGTTTGTACTTTGCGGAAAATCCAGAGGTCGCTGAAGACTATAAGCTGGTTCTCGGTGGAACAAAGCAAACATACAAGTTGGATGGCAAGGAAGTGGATATAAAATCTCTTGATCCTCTTACAGCGGCGGCCATCCGAATTATCACTAAACCAGATCTGTACTCAGTGGGTGGTTATCTTGAATCCCGTGATCTGGATCGAGACAGTGAAGAAGCGCAAAAATTACTTGATGAGGTTAAAATCCTCAAAGAGAGAGTTGAATACAAAGAAAAAGATCTGGGAAATGTTTATACGGTTGATATCGACGATCAAGCGATCAAGACCTTCTTGGATTGGGATAAGCCGATCTCTGAGCAGAGCGCTGAAATTAAAGAAATCATATCCAAACTCCAGCAAGATTACAGAGATAAGGAAGGCGTTGGAAAAGTCTTTTATATCCCAGAACATGCAACTGGAGAGTTAATTTATCGAGATATCACGCATGTCCTTCAAAACACTGAGGAGATTATCATTTCCGAGGCGAGAAAGAGAGCTTCCGAATATCTTTCCAGCTTGGGTATTAAAGGGATTCGTTATCTGGATCAGGGGTCACGCGGTGAGGGAAAAGGCACAAGCAACTTCGTCGTCTTCGATCCTTCTATAATCAAGATCACGCATAAGAACGGGGAGCCGTTTACGCCTTCGAAGTCTGACGTTCGATTTCAGAGTAATCCTTTCAAGCAAGCTAAAGAGAAACTTTTGGCAATGCCAGCAGTGGAGATTACCTCCAACGCTCCAAGTGATTTCGAAGAACTTACAAAGTGGGCAAAATCTATTTATCCGCAGGGTGAAGAGTTTGTTGTTAAGGCGAACGGTCGAAAGATGAGGTTGGTGCGTGGAGGGTTTAAGAAAGTTAAAAACCATAGCGCGGATGTTCGGCATTTGAAGCTTTTTGCGGGAATCTCTCAACTCGTTGAAAACGCGATTCCAATCTATCAGGAAACGTCCACAGTCGAAGGACGCGCCATCAAGTGGAATAATTATGCGGTTAAAACGAAACTGGATGGTGAAGATTTATTTGTGAGGATGACAGCTCATGAAGAGAAAGAGGGCGTCCAGGTCATTGATTTCTTCTATGATGCTCACGTAACGGAGGCAACTGAAGTCCAGAAAGTGGAAAGCCTCCAAGCGGGCACCCCGCTTGCAAAGCGGGACCGACTAAGAGGCTCCAAAGATAAGTTACTTCAATGGATGCTTGGTGTCAATGAAGGAACGATGCTTCAAGGCGAGGAGGATCCGCGCGGCGCGATTGAATTTCAGGGTGCGAAAACGATCATCCATCTTTTTGAAAAGGCGGATCTTTCGACGTTGAGCCATGAAGTGCTTCATTTCCGATTGAAGATGATGAGGGAGCTCATCGAAAGCGGCCTTGCCAGTCAGCAAGTCATTGCCGATTACCAAAGCCTGGTGGAGTGGTCTGGATCGAAAAACGGCGAGCTCTCCCGAGCTCAAGAGGAGAAGGTAGCCGATGCATTCGAAAGCTATTTGAAAGAGGGCAAAGCTCCGAGTGTGGAATTGGTCGAGGTTTTCCGCAATCTGAGAAATTGGCTCCTGGAAATTTACCGATCGATTAAAAGCTTTGTAACGGTGACGCCTGAGCTCAGCGCGATCTTTGACCGTATGCTAGCGAGCCAGAATGAAATCAAAGAGGCGCGTGAATACTACGCGACGAAGTCAGACGTGATCGACCTTATCACGAATGATGAGGCGAAACGTCGCGAGTTAAGGGATGCCCGCGAGAAGCATCAAAAATCGGAAGAGGATCGCCACGTGGAGCGGATTCTGAAAAACTATTTTAAGGTCATTGGAGGCGAGGAAGCTCTCGTTCGCGAAGCGATGAAGGAGGTGGATAGCGAACCTTTCTACGCTCTTTTGAAGCGTGCTGAAAAAGATGGCGTTTCTTTAGATAAGTTTCGTGAGAAGTATGGCGAGAATGTTGCGAAGGAGCTTCATGCCAAGTTTCCTTCTATCTTCCGAGAAGATGGGATTCTGAGTATCGAGACTCTGGCTATTGGTTTTGAGTATGAATCTCCTGAGGCTTTGATCGAGTCGATGCAGAACGAGCTCACTCGCGATCAAATGATTGCGCAACGAAAACAGGAAAGGATTCGAGAGGAAGAAGTTAAAATCCGACATGATGTGCGAAACGCTGCGACGGGTGCCGATGCGGCGACTCACAGCGACGCTTCTCTTGCGTATTTAATTGCGGAAGCCCAAGCCTTGGCGGCAGAGCTGAAGATGAAGACGGCGGGACGAAGTGTGAGGGTGCTTGAAAAGGTTTATAAGGACGCCGCGAAAGAAGCGATCGGGCAAATGGAAGTGGGTCGAGCTACGCGGTACGATGTGTTTGCGCGCACGGAGCGGAAATGGGGTCGAGAGGTGATTCGCCTTCTGAACAAAGGCATGAAGGAATCTGCATACAGAGCTCGTCAAAAGCAATTACTCAATCATGCTTTGGTCGCGGAATCGATTAAGGTGCGTGAGGAACTGACAAAGCTTCAAACCCGATACGCCCATAAGAAGTTTGAATCCACGCTGAAGGGCGTCGAGAACTCGTACCTTGAGCCTATTATCGAGGTTGTTTCCCGATACAAGCTTGCAGAGAGAGCCAATCAGAAGACTTACGATCTGCATAACATCAAGGAGCTGGATGAGATTCTATTTGCGATGATGCCCGATTTCGTGAGGCTCGGTGAAAAGCAAGGGGATTACCGTCGCATGCTTACAATGGACGAACTTCGCGAACTCGATGGATTTGTCGAGGCGATGTTTACAAGCGGACGTGATCAGATGGCGTCACTGAGCGGGAAAGAACTCGTTCGGTTTACAGATTTTCAACGGCAAGCGATCGAGAGGTTGAATCGACTCAAGAAGCGTGAAGTGACGCAAAAAGGGGACAAACTTTATTACCCACGTGTTGCTCTTGAAGCTCTGTTGGGGAGCAATATCCATGCGCAATTCATGTTTGAGACTGCGGATGCCTTTCAGATGCGTACCACTGGAAAGATGGGTCCTCAACGAAAGCTCTACCAGCTTGTGGCGCAGGCCGATACCGAACAGCTTGAGATGGAAAGCGGGTTCTATAAAAAGGCACGCGGGCACTTTGACACCATTTCTGAGGCGGTTGCGAGAATCCGAAAAGAGAATGGCGCTCATTTTAATATCAAGGACTTGCCTCTTCCTGAAAAAGCAAGGGCGACGGGTGAATCGCGGTGGACTCCTGAGAAGTTGGTGATGGTGCTGCTGAACACAGGGAACTTGCAGAATGCAAAGGCGCTCTCAGATGGTTTGCTGATCTCTCAGGAGCAGATTGATATTGTCTCTCAGTTCTTTACCGAAAAGGAATTGAAAGCGATCCAGGGAATCTGGGATTCGATCAATGAATTTTATGAGCCTTTGGATCAGGTTCACTTTGCCAACTATAATCGGCACATTGGAAAGGTTCAGCCTGCGGAAAGAGTTTATAAAACTAAGGAGGGATCAACGGTTACGTTGGCGGGCGGTTACTTTCCTCTGATCTACGACTCCACACTTTCAGACAAGGCAGCGCGGCATGAAGAAGAAGACATTATGCAGAAGCAAGCTGTGCTGCGCTCAGCCAAGCCTTCGGATCGAATGACAAAGGGGCGCGTTGGCGGAACTAAAGACGCTCCGAAATTGAGTCTCGATGTGCTCTATCGGCACGTTTCGGAGACTACTCGATATATCACGCATTCTCGAGTGCTTCGAGACATGAACAAGCTCATCAATGATCCGCAATGGAAGAGTGTTTTCATCGATAAGGTTGGAAATCGAGAATGGAAGAATTTGAAGGATTGGGTTTCTAAGACAGCTAATCCTTATAGCGGTCCAAACTTTATCGAATCGGATACGACGCAAGGTCTTGAAAAATTCATCGAGTTCAATCGAAAGCTCTCAACCTACTTGCTTTTGGGTTATAAGGTTTCGACGGCTGCTGTTCAAAAGACGGGGTTAATCATTGCGGCTCGGCGTATCGGATGGAAGTGGATGTTGGAGGGTTTCAAATCATTTGGGATTACGGGACAACTCACGACGACGTTCGGATTTAAGACTGAAAAATGGAATGAGATCACGAAGCTTTCGAGTGTGCTTCGGACTCGTGAAGAGGCGATTGATCGAGATGCATTTGAAGCAGCTCAGGGAATGAAGGGGTTGAAGAAATTTAAGCTCACGCTCGGCAATCGAACGATCACGCTGAAAGATGCTCAGGATTTCGGATTCAAGATGATGCAAATGTCAGATCGAGGTGTGGTTGGTCCAACATGGATGGGTGCTTTCCAGAAGTATCTGGCAACGAAATCGGATGCGAATACGACTCAGGACGAACAGATTGCGGAAGCGGTGAAATACGCAGATGCCATTGTGCAAGAAACCCAGCCTACGGGATTAACGTCTGATCGAAATTGGATTCAGCGAAGCCCGAACAAACTGTTGCGTTCATTCGTGATGCTGATGTCTTGGCGTTTCAAATACGGGTCCATCCTGCAAACAGAACATCGGGCATGGCAAGAGGGTGCGATTTCGAACAAGGAGTATGCCAGTCATTTGGCGCAATCGATTCTTCTGGCCGTTTTGGTTGAGGAACTTGTGCGGGGCGTCTTGCGAGGGGAAATGCCTGATTGGTGGGATCTTCTTGTAAAGCTTTTAGAAGCTCCGATATCTTGGATTCCCGTCTTGGGAAATATACCATCCTCTGTATTGAAGGGGCATGGATTAGCGGACAGCATCGATAAACTTACTCCTGCTGGCGCTGCTTTGAAGGAATTTTCAAGAGAATCTACCAAAGCAGGTAAAGCGCTCTTCGATGAAGAAGCTGCTTGGAATGATGTGGTTTGGTCGGGAGCTCGCGCTGCGGGTGCGGTCTCAGGCGTGCCCGTAACCAACGCCGCTAAAGACGTGAATCGGTTTGTCGAGAACGTGACAGAAGAAGAAGAGTAAGGGGAAAGACGTCGATTTCTTCGGTGCTAATCTTTCGAAAGAATGATTACTGCCGAAACCTTTCGACATCAATACAATGGCAACGGGGTCACGACGGAGTTTGCTTACGGTTTCCCGATTTCGAATAAGAATTATCTCCAAGTTACGGAGCGATCTGCGGGTGTCGACACGGTTTTAACGGTTGATACGCATTACACGGTCGGCGGTATATCGGATGACAATTCTGCAAACTGGAAAATTACGGCTGTCACGGCGCCTGCTTCTGGAAAGACGTGGACGATTGTTCCGAATCTGCCTCTTAAACAGCTTACTGATTTCGAGAACCAAGGAAGCTTCTTGGCTGATACGCATGAAGACTCGTTTGACTTCCTGACGGTGCTGGTCCAGCAAATCAAAGAGATCACCGATCGTTGTCTGAAATATCCCGCGGCGGATGCTTCGCCCACGGCGACACTAGCGACGGCAACGAATCGCGCGAATAAGTATCTCGGATTCGACGCGGATGGAAATCCTTCTTTAGCAGCTCTCGCAAATCTTTCTTCGGCAGTCATTGGGCGAGGGCTTGATTTATCAGGGACAACGGTTCGGCGTGCTGCGGAAGTGAATGCTCAGACGGGGACAAGCTACACCATAGTGACGGGCGACGGCGGCAAGCTCGTGACGTTCAACAATGCGAGCGCGGTAGCGGTGACGCTTCCCCAAGCTTCGGCGACTTTCCCGAACGGCTGGCTTGTGGATATTCAAAACCTGGGTGCAGGTCTGGTCACGATTACTCCAACAACGTCCACCATCGACGGAGCCTCAAGCATTGTCATCAGCCAGAATGAGGGTATTCGAATTTTCTCGAACGGCACGAACTACTTTACGCAACGCGGCAAAGGGGTATCGGCGGTCAATGCTCAAACAGGAACGACTTACACGTATGTCTCTTCGGATTGGGGCAAGCTTGTCACGCATACGAATGCGTCGGCCATTGCAGCAACCTTGCCGCAAGCGGGAGCTTCTTTTCCTGCGGGATGGTTTATTTTCGTACAAAATCGCGGTGCGGGTGCGCTCACAATCACTCCGACGACGTCGACTGTGGATGGGGCGGCATCGATTGTTTTCAAGCAGAACCAGGGCGGCATCATCTTCTCGGATGGCTCGAATTATTTCACCACTCGCGGAAAACCTGCGAATGTGGATTTGGCGGCGGATGTTACAGGGAACCTTCCTGTTTCGAACTTAAACAGTGGAACGAGCGCGAGCGCTTCGACGTTCTGGCGGGGCGATGGAACGTGGGCGGCACCGACGGGCGGACAATTTACCGCATCATATTCGAGCACGGCACAGACCATTACATCGGGTGGTCTTTTGACGTTAGCTCATGGTTTAGGAGGAATGCCTACACTGGTTCAATGTCGATTGAAATGCACTAGTGGCGATCAGGGTTATTCGGTCGGCGATGAAATTCTGATCTCTCCAAGCTCGGCGGATACAGGTGCAAGTCAAGGAGTGGCGATCAATCCTGACGCAACCAATTTGAATATTCGGTACAGCAACGGAGCAAACGTCTTTTACACACTCGTGAAGTCTTCGGGCGCGGTCGGCGCGCTTACGAATGGCAATTGGGAATTTTATGTGAGGGCATGGCGATGACGAAATATTATATCGACGAATCTGGGAATTACCTAGGCGGTTTTGATGGCGTTCAGCCGCCTGCTCGGTCGATTGAAGTGCCTCATCCTCCGAAAGACGCGAAAGCGAAATGGGTCAGTAGCCAGTGGGAAGAGCCCGCGGTTTCTCAAGAAGAGCGACAAATTAGGGCGGCTCAAAAGCTGGCATTGCTCGGTCCACGCGTCCAGTGGGCGATTCTTCAAAAGCTTCTCTACAACGACAATACGGCGTTGAACGCGATCAAATCCAAGATCGACGAAATTAAGAGTCAGAACCCATGAGTTACAGCCACAAATATATGAAAAAACTAACCGTCTTATTTTTTTGCGTCCTTGTCACGCTGGTATATGCGAAGACTAAAAATCATCAGGCCACGATTTCCAATGCGGTGAATCAGGTCGCGGGGAACACGACCAACGCCACGCAGGGAGTGGTTTTGGATGTGTGGGCTCGGAGCGATGGGAATGCCGCAATTTTGAATCATGTCTCGATCTTCGCGCGTTGCTCGGGAACTGCGGCCGCCACGAACATCGACGGCACAGCGACGGCGACCTTTTATTTTTCTCGGTCGTGGGATGGCGTGAATTTCGACTCTGCGACGAACTCGGACTTGAAGATCGTCGTGCCACTCAACGGGACGGAAACCAATCAGGTGAGCATCCGACGCGAGCTCAATGGAGCGCAATATCTCAGGCATACACGAACTGAAAATATCTCTTTTGGGGCGGCTACCAATTTCTTCTTTGGCGTTTCTGGAAATTACGAGGAATAATCATGCCTAATCCCGATTGGTCCAACGTACAAACAAATCCGATTTCGGAGATTGCGGTCACTAAGGCCGTCAATCGCGCGAGTTATTCTCCAAACCATAGTGCGGAGGAAGCGGCGCCATTGGTGGTCGATAAGGACACAGGCGCTCTACTTGTTTACGACTTAAACGGGGGCGGTGGTGGTGGTGGCGGAACGGTTACTGAATATACGGAGGACGCGGCGGCGGCGGCAAATCCAGTGGGTCCGATGACGATGCTCCGACGAAAGGACACGCTTTCGGCATCAGAAGTTTCGGCAGACGGCGATAATATTGCAGCAAATGGAACCTCGAAGGGAGAACAGTATGTTGCGCATGCTGCATCTTCCCAAGCTGATGGACACAGTGAAACGATTGGCGCTAAGGCAGACGCTGCTGCCTCCAGTGATACTGGAACGTTTAGCGTAGTGGCTTTAGTTAAGCGGGTTTTAGAAAAGCTGACATCGTTAGTAAGCAAGGTGTTGGATGCGTCCACGGATGACGTGACGATGTATGTCCAGTTTGATGATGTATCTCCTGCAACCGCTTCTGAAAATGGATTAAGAGCGGCCAGAGGAACGGCCACGGGGGATATGCACGTCAATCTTCGAGCGAATGATGGCTCTGAAATTGGGACCGCTTCAGCTCCTGTACGAACAGATCCGACAGGGACGACGACGCAGCCTGTTTCAGCTTCCTCGCTTCCGCTTCCAACTGGTGCATCCACCTCAGCAAAACAGGATACGATCATTGGTCATGTCGACGGGATAGAGACAACTTTAAGCTCCTTAGATGGTAAAGTGACTGCCTGCAATACAGGCGCGGTCACGATCTCGGCGGCTTTACCTGCTGGAACGAATGCGATTGGAAAGCTTGCGGCGAATGCAGGCGTCACGATTGGCGCGGTTGAGCTTGCGGCTTCACAAACTTTAGCAACGGTTACAACGGTCTCGACTCTCACGGGTGGAGGGATCGCTCACGACACGGCGGATTCTGGCAATCCTGTCAAGGTTGGGGCTAAAGCAATCGCTTCTCTAGCAACTACAACGATTGTTGCTGGTGCGGATCGCACAGATGCTCAGTCCGATCTTGATGGTGCACTTTTAGTCCGAGCGCAATTTCCTCTAGCAGACTTAAAGACGGATGCGACTTCAAACACAGATGGAGCGAGTACGGCTTCAACGGTGTTTACGGCGGTTGCTTCGACAAGAAATTGTATTACCGCAATTCATGTATTCAGAACCGATGCTGGCACAACTCCAATCTATGTCGATTTCCGAGACGGTACAGGTGGAAGCGTTCTCTATCGAGCTGCATTACCTCCCAATGGTGGTTCTGTGCTTCCAGCAGGTGCAACTCCCTACTTTAAGACCACGGCAAATACCGCATTAGCCTATGACGTATCTGCCGCTACGACCACGGTTTACATCAACGTAACTGGCTTCCAATCGAAGGTGACGTAATGAGTATTCGAGCACAACGAGTAACTGAGGATGAATGGTTCATACAGCTCACTGATGGGAGTTCTCTCACCGTCACACGAGCCGACCTAATTGCTCAGTATCAACTAGCGTCTGGAAATCGTACTCAAAAGCGTGCTGCGGTCGTTGCGTGGTTGAAAGATCAAGTTAGTACTCATTTAGGAATTACTCGTCTCAATCGAGATAACTTTATTTGGGAGTGGGACGATACTACAGGAACATTTCAAGGAGTGACTTACTCCCATTAACATGCCTTACCTGAATATATGCGGGTGGGAAGCTGCGGATAATACGGAGGCAAACTCTACCTCTGGAACATTCTCGGTTCAGGGGACAACTGTGCGAACGGGAGCACGTGCTTTACAGGTTAACCCTACAACCACGGGGGCTGGTTACTACATGATTCGCGGGATCAATACGTCCGTTGGTGTTCAGGCAATTAATTGGGCGGTAAACACGCTATGGTTTCGAGTTTATTTTCGTTATGGGACGAAACCCTCTGCTAACAGTGAGCCAATTCTCGGATTACTTGATTCAACCGCCGCTTTGAAATTCGAAATGAGAATCGATAGTAGCGGAAATTTGTCGGCCTACAACGCCTCAAACACGTTAGTCGCTACGGGTGCGACTGTCTTATCTCAAGATACCTGGTATCTAATCGAGTTTACCGTTGGGACTGGAGCGAGTGCATCCTACGAAATTAAAATCGATGGGACGAGTGAGATTTCTGGCACGTCTAATTTTTCAACTAATCAACATGGTCAAATGCGTATCGGCAAGCACGCAAATCGAAACGGGAATACGGTCAATTTTTACTACGATGATGTCGCAGTGCATGACACCTCTTTTCCTGGAGCGGGACAGCTTGTGCGCATGCAAGTCACTGGAAATGGAGCTTACACGGCATGGACGAACGATTACCTAAACGTTGATGAGATTCCTCATGATGGAGATACCTCTATTATTAATACTTCGACGAGTGGCAATGCAGAGACCGTAACGTTCGAGTCCTGCGCAAGCGCTGGAATTTCAGGCACGATCAACGCCGTGCAGCCTTATATCGTGTGTAGAGATGAAGGGGGAACTTCTGCATTCAGATTGCGTCTCCGAGTTAATGGCACAGATAACGACACGAGTACAAACCGAGACCATGGCAGCACTTATCAAGCGATCCAAAATGTTCACACGGTAAACCCGACATCGGGCTTACCTTGGACGACCTCAGATTTAGACTCTGCGGAAGTTGGGGTAAGAGCTAACGCGGCGGTGGCTCACCGATGCACGATGATCACGCTTATGGTGGATTTCACTCCAGCCGCCGCAGTGGCGTCTAATTCAAATTTAACTCTATTGGGGGTTGGATGAAAAAAGTTTATAACAACCCAAATTACAATGCTGTCCGCGATCCGGGAAAGATCTGTGTGAAAAATCCATCAGAAACTTTCTCTTGGAGGGTAGTGGAACAACCCACAACGGGATCAAGTCAAATTAATCCGCAAAAGAAAAACTGGAAAATGTTTTGTATCGGCGCGGCGAGCGGAGCGGCCGCAGATGCTTTATGGAGGTTTTTGATATGAGCGAACAGCATTTATCTGAAATCAACAACAAGCTCACGGAACTAAAAGGCTTTATCGAAAAACATGTGAGTCTTACAGAAGAGCGCTTAATCAATCAGCGCAAAACTTTAGACAGACACTCCGCAGAGCTTTATGGCGAAGGGCATGATGACAGTCCTGGGATGAAAACGAAGCTCGATCGCCTCGTCGAAACCGAGAAGACGCGCAAGATCGTGATTATGGGCGTGATCACAACTCTGATCGGACTCGTGGTGAATGCTTTTTGGAAGCTACTTGGAAAATAAAAACTAAAGGAAATATATGAAAAGTTGGAAAACAACCGTGCTCGGAATCTCAACGATTCTCGCGGCAGTGTGCAACGTGGTTTCTCTCCTCTTGGATGGAAACGTGAATACGAATCCTGATTGGACCACCACGATCGCGGCCGTCACGTCGGGGTTTGGTTTGATCTTTGCACGCGATAACAACGTTTCCAGCGAAGCGGCTGGTGCGAAGTAATCTGAAAGCAGGGTGGACAAGAGGCAAGTCGCCACGCTCATAACGTGGAGATCGGGGGTTCGAATCCCCTCCCTGCAACCACTCTCATGAGCATCGCTCTGGCCATCCTTTCACTCCTGGGCTCGATCATGGGTCTTGTGATGTGGTGGGTGAAGCGGAAGCGAGCTCCATCGAAACAAGAGAGGATTGATGATCTCAAACAGGAATATTCTGACAGCATCGAAGAAGTTCATCGCCTGCGGAAAAAAGGCGATCATGCGGGCGCTGAAGCTATGCTTCGTCGTTTGCGTATTCGCGCTGCTGCTGAGCGGATGCGCGACAACGTCTAGTCGATCGAAGCCAGTGTTCATGGAGACTCCAAGCGGCAATGCTTGGGTGATTGCTTTACCTAAAGGATCTCGGATCGAGACAGAGCAAGGTAAGCTCATTCCCGCCGTGAACGAGATTCAAGACGGCCTTGTGGTGGGTGATGTGGCGATTGTGAGCCAATCGTACTTGATTGAACGCGATGAGCGCGAGCTTGAGCTTTTGAGGATCATCGAAGAACTGAAGATTCGAAAAGATGTACCATGATCATCCCGAGCAAACGTCCAGCTCAACCATCGCAAAAGACGGCAAAGATGCTCCTCGACGCAGGCGTGCGCGACGCCGTGTGCCTGCTTGGCGTAAGAGGATATTACCGAGACAGCATGGGCAAGGTGGGAGAAAATGACCGTGGCATTTATGACGATGCGATTTTTCTCAACTCGCCGTCGTGTCATGTCGCGTTTAACGCGAACACCGATCCTAGTATTTATCGCGATCACGTGGCGGTCTTAAAGCCAGGGCTTTGGTTCTATAAGCTTGGGATCCACGGGTTGAGTAAACCCAAAGTATTGCAATACCAAGCGCTCGTGCAAGCGGCGCCTGTTTGTGTGAATCGGGACAACGGACCGATGCAGGAAGGTTGGTTCGGGATCAACATCCATCGCGGGAGCCGATCAACGACGTCGAGTCTTGGGTGTCAAACGATCTATCCTGATCAATGGGAAGCGTTTATGGCGCTGGTGAAGGATCAGCTTCAGAGGTACGGGCAGAAGGTGGTGCCGTATCTTCTGAGGGAGTATCAGGGTTGATCTCTTTAATTTTCCTTTGTTTGCCAAAGCCGTCGCATGTTTTGCATGTCCCTTTGATGGAGAATCCTACTCCTTCGCAATCGGCGCAGGTTTCAAAATAGACGATGCGTTGCATTTCGTCGGGATGAGCTATGAGAATCCTGCCATCTCCAAGCGGTATGAGCTTGGTGCCTTCCTTTACGTCGCAAATAAATCGGGTTCCTGGTCTTGTATTCATTTCCGTTCTGAGATTACAGCTTTCAAGGCGGCTCGGCAAATGGCAAGTGGGAGTGTTTTAGCAGTGGCGTGATTCCTGAAAATAGACCAACTTGGACCCGTATCGTAATCGTCATATTTCCATCCAGCTTCCCATGAGTCTTCGGCGGGGTAATATTCTAACGCGAACCATTCGCCTTTGTGCTCTTTCATTTTCTCCACAACCTCCCAAGCTGCGCTAATGTCGGTGCTGTAATTGGGAAGTTCATAAATGTCGTAAATTCTAGACTCTCTGAAATATCCAAATCCTGAGAAGTTGTGTCCTGTAACTTCAACTTTTTTCCATCCAAAAACCTTTACGGCAATCGTGGCGTTAAGCTCAAAGCCTGCTTCTAGTTGATCAATTTCTTCGTGGGTCATACCTTGCCTTTCTCATTGAATCTTGCTCATGTCGAGTCTTTATGGTAGTCGTGAGAAACTACGTAAAGCTTGGATGGGAATGACTGCCAGTCTGTTATGCGTTTCATACCTTCCCTTTCTTTGAGAGCTTGCGGACAAGGGCAGCAAGTTCAAGAATGGCCTCTCCATACATAATAAAAGTAATGTCTGCCCATCCTGCGGCCACTTTCGCAATGGCGTAAGGCTCCTCCCTCTTCTCACAGCATATCCGTACTAGTCTCTTTTCGTGCCGACTTAATTTAGGGGTGTTTTTCGTTTTCATCATAAAGCATCGCTGCCTCCAGGTTTCATGTTTGCTTCTATTCTAGGAAGCCTCAATCGTCGGCAAACCTCGTTCACCTTTTCCTTATCGCCTCCAGTGAGTTCCATGATGATCTTGAAACACTCATCGAGTGCCTCGTGAGCATCTCCAAGGTTTTCAATCAGCCCCATGCGGAAAGTTCCGTCATGAGCTACAATGTGACTTAGTGATCCTGCCATAATCTTATTTGGTTAAATGACGGATGATTCTTGGTTGCGGGGAAACGCTGGCTACTCCCCCAAATTCTTGTTTTTGAGTACTTTATTAATAGAAGAGAGGGCGGAAATGGCGTCCCTGATCTCGTAGACTAAATCGCAAGGATAGCATTGAGGATCTGATAGCTTTCTTGCTTTGTAAGCCTCATGGCAGATGCACTTCAACTCAGTGAAAGGTTCCAATGCCTTCCTAGCCTCTTCTAAAGCCAAAAGGAGGGCAGATACGGAGGGGGAGTTTCCCGCCTTCTCCGCAAGAGGGGGTTGTCCTTCGTTTGATGCGATAAGACGAGCCTCGGAACACATTCTCGTAGGATCTCCTTCGCGCAAGGATTTGAAGCCATACCCACAAGTGCAAATACCATCAAAAGGTTGCCCGTTAATCGGATCAGAATAAACCGTACAATCTCCCGCATGGCCTTGGGAGTCGCTAGGTGTTACTGCATCGCTTGTCGGGAGAGGGGTTCGAGCGTTCCACTCTTCGATTGCGCGGGATACTTCATACCTCCTATTCCATTCGCCATGACATTTAGCGCAGCGTACAAAAAAGAGGCTTGGAACATCTATTGATCGACGCTCCATGAGCATTGCCTCCCCTCCACAAGGGCAGCGTTTTAGGTCTGGTAGCTTCACTTCGTTTGAGTTGCTCATAAATCAATTATTGAGGAGTTGCAGGCGGTGTCTTACAGTCGTTGCCCGTCCCTCATTTGAACGCCTCGTGTGGCGGTTCTCCCTTTAAGGCTCTATCAATACAGTTCGGGCATATATCAAGGGCTTTACCGTAGCGGGTATATCTCACAGACCATCCTCGATCATTTGCGTTCTCTCTCGCTTTCTGCACCGTATCATCGCCGCAATCGCTCGCATAGTCTCGGCACCAGTCACAGAAAACATCGTTGGTAGTCAGGATGCTCATACTCCCTCCTTCCATAGACCAAGGGTGCGTAAGAAGGCTTCTGCGCGTTGGGCTGCGGTGGCTTCGTAGAAATAAAGATCGCAAATTAAGCCTGAGTCTAAATCTCGCATTTCATCCCTAGCTTCCAATAGAACAATTCTCCTCAGCTCCATTGTGTATTTAGACCTATCGCATAACGTAAGCGTGAGGGCTGCCTCGTGCATTGCGTTGAGGTCGTTTAGGTAGTCGGGAATATTGGCATACCAATGATTCAGAGGCCCCAAGCCTATGGGTGCTCCGTTATCCGCTTTCTTCACATCTTTCCACCCACAAGCCTTCGCTATCGCTATCCTCTGAGCTTCTGGGGACATCGTACAAACCGACGATTGACGCCCTTCTTCGGATGACTTTCTTATATCCCCACTCATAAATTCTTCTCCTCTTGAATTTGCTGCGCTGCTTCAAATAATAACTCTGATGCTCTTTTGAAGGCGTTCCGAAACGTTTGTCCGTCATTTACCATGTAAGCCAACTGCATTTGGGCAACGAAATTGGCGGCTGCATCGATCTTTTCTAGAACTGACTTTGGATTATTTAATTCAATACTCATAATTTTTGTTTAGCGTCTAATGCAGCAAGGGCGGCAAGAGTGGTTTTAAGCTCCTTCTCGTAGGTAGGGCCTTTGTATGGGCTTCCGTGTATGTGCGAGAGCGTCCAAACCGACTTGTATTCCTCATTTGCGTGGATGGCTTCTAACTTCCCAACAAGTCCCCTCGCTGCCTCTACTACTGCCAACATTAAAGGATCGGAGGAGGAGTTGTCAGCGTTGTCTCTCATCGGTGAATTTGTGGGGGTGTTATTCATTGGTCTGTGCTTTCGCGCTGTCTGTCGCTTTGAAGTCGAATACCTCTTGGCTCATCCTTTTAGCTGCAATTTCACAATAAGCTTCACATATCTCAATTCCGATTGCCTTGCGTCCTAGATCCTTGGCCGCTCGGAGCGTGGTTCCTGAGCCCATGAATGGGTCGAGGATGGACTCCCCCGATGTTGAGAATTTAGATATCAACCATGATGCCCATTTATTAGGCTTCGGGCATGGATGACCCGGAACTTCATCTCTTACGAAATTTGCGTGAGCCTCGAAATAGTCATGCGTTGCAATCTTCGGCCTTTCCCCATAGACAAAAACCGTTTCCCAATCCTTGAAACCGATTGCGCTGCGAGTGCAGGAAGCTCCTTTATACCAACATACGCGCCATAGCGGGGGGAAATTTCGGAAAAGAAATATTTCTCCCTCTAGCTTTGATGTGCTTAATAAAAGCGTCTTTGACATGCGTGTCGCACTTGGAATTAAAAAACACATAAGCGACATCCAATTTTCAAAGGAGTCATCTATTGCTTCTGTGTAATCTAGGTTTACCCCATAAGGTGGATC